AGGACGAGGAACAGAATCCGAAGGGGCACCGAGACACGGCTATGAGAAAGGAGAACCGAGACGTGCAGAGAGTGCCCGAAATGAGACCAGAACTTGGGAGCCGAAAGATGAGGCTGCACTCTTGAGAATGTCTTAAGAATAGGATGATCCGGAGAAACGGAACAGGATTGGAAAATTTGGCAAAGTCGGTCGCCGGATGGAATGAGAGCTACCCAAAAGTGAAGAATTGAATTACTTTGGGCCAGCTCTCTCTCCACTCGGAGAAACGACGAGCGACAACAGAAGGTGCGAATGGGAATGATAGAAGAACAGAGCAGCGAATCTCAAATGTTCAAACCTGAACTCAGCGGATGCGACAGGGCAGGGATCTCAGGGTAGACAAGTATCTTCATGAAGTGGAAGTCGAGCAATCGGAGGGGAGTTCCGCCCTTTGCAGGAGTTGTCCCTCTTTCTCTCTTGGTATGGAAGAATAAGCTTGCCAGCCCGAGAGGGCCGTTCCCCCGAGGCGGATGATTCAGAAAGCAATCGGAGAAGAGGAAAACAGAAAGAGAGTAAAGCCGGAGGAGAGCTGGGAGGACCGGAGTTCACAGCTTACCTGATAAAATAGGTTGGTGGGAATCTCCTCTCTAAAGGGAATCTTACCTGTGTTCCTCTTCTTGGACGGCGAAGGTGCCCTCCTCCTCGCGGGGCCGTCCGGGCAACAAATCCTAGAGATCGAGTCGATCACTAGAGATTTGGCGAAGAGGCACCATTTCCTATAGAGATTCTTTCCAAAGAAAGAAATCTCTTGGATTGGGAGCTCCCTTCAGCCAATCCTAGGATCTCACAAGATCTACTATGGATTGCCCAGGCCGGACCACGGGGAGGTAGGAGCTTCCTTCGCCGGCCCGAAGAGAGGACACGATTTGGTAAGTAATTCATCTTTATTGAGAGAACCCACCACCATTTTCAGGAATTGCTGGAGACTCCGGCCGCCTTCAACCTCTCCCGGTGTCTCTTCTCTCGCTTCCTCCCTCCTCATTTTGCTCCTGATCATTTCTGCCAAGGGAGTCTGAGCCCTTGGGTTGAAGAAGCATTTCCTCCACCAGAGGTGGAGGGACTAGCGCTCCCAAAGAGGTTCACTCCCCCACTCCGACGTTCTCGTTCTTCCCTTTTCTTCAGAAGACGTTTCTTGTCTTCTTCCTGTAGATTCCGCAGCTCGTCTTCCTCCTGAGAAGTCAATTGTTTGCCTTTGGCATTCAGCTGCTTCTTCTTATTCTCCAGATCGCATTTCCTTTTATGTCGCTGCTTTTCTTCAGGCGTGAAGGAGAGGCCCTCGTAATCCTTCTTCTTTTTCTTTTTGGGGCTCTCTCCAGTATCCATCGGCTCCGCCGCCTCTTTTTTCTTCTCCTGGCCTCCGCCGGAATCCTGCTTAAGCATTCCCTTCAGATTGCCAAGCCATGGATTCTTTCTCTCCCGGTCCTTGATTCTTTTTCGGAGCTTCTCTAGCTCTTCTTCGAGTTCTCTCTTTCGCTTCCGGTCATCGACCCACTTCTGGAGAGTTTCCTCACGTCCTCTTTTCTTCTTCTGGGACTCTTCCTTGTTCTCCATTTTGGGGCGAGAGGCGCGCGGAGAGAAGTTTTCTACTTTCTCACAAGAGATTGAGAAACTCTCCCGGCCCTCTGTCCCTCCTTGGAGGCAAGGAGAGCTAACCAGCGAGAGTAAGT